CCCCGTGTCGGTAAGTCTACGCTGTGTATCTTCTTTATGACCTTCGTCATGGGCAATCGCCCTGCGATAGCGAACGTTATGTCAGGACACTCCGATAAGTTAACGGATGGCTTCTACCGGGAGCTGCTTAGTATTATCACCGATGATACGCAGTACGCATGGAAGGAAATCTTCGCCGGTGTGAAACTGGTGGACAACAGCGCTAAGAATGAGACGATTGATCTGGAGCGCAAGAAGCGCTTCCCTACCATGACCTGTCGTTCTATCTCCGGTACTCTGACCGGTGCTGTCGAAATCGGCACGGGTGGCGTTCTGTACTGCGATGACTTGATCGAGGACTTGGAGGAGTCTCTGAATCCGGTTCGTTTGCAGAACAAGTACGACGCTTATCTGAACCAGTTGAAAGACCGTAAGAAACTGGGTGCTGTCGAGCTGATGGTCGGTACTCGCTGGAACGTGGCTGATCCGCTGGGTCGGATCGAGGAGCAGTACCGGGATAATCCTCGCTATCGCTTCCGTGTTATTCCGGCTCTGAATGAGCAGGGTGAAAGTAATTTCAATTACAAGTACGATCTGGGCTTCGACACTGAGTATTATCGGGATATGAAGGAAAGTATCGACGATGCTACCTGGATGGCGAAGTACATGGGTAATCCGTATATCCGTGAGGGTCTGCTGTTCCCTGCCGACGAGCTGCGGTATTACAACGGTGTGCTGCCGGATGGCGAACCGGATATGATTGCTGCGGTCGTGGACACCGCATGGGGCGGCGGCGATAGCCTGAGTATGCCGGTCGCTTATTGCTACGGGAATGACTGGTACATTCACGATACAGTGTTCAATACAGGTGACAAGACAGTGACTCGCCCCATCGTGATCGGCAAGCTGAAACAGCACCATCCTCACATGGTTCGCTGGGAAAGCAATAACGGCGGCGATGAATACGGCGGTATCGTGGATGAGAAGCTGCGACAGGATGGCGTGAGAATCAACATGAGCTACAAGAAAGCACCGACGAATCAGAGTAAGCTGAGTCGGATCATCCAGTATGCTCCCGATATCAAGAAAATCTACTTCCTGGATGAGAAGCACCGGGATTCTGAGTATGAGAAGTTCATGCGTGAGTTAACACTGTTTACCGTGAGCGGCAAGAACCTCCACGATGATAGTCCTGACTCCTGTGCTATGCTGGTAGATTTCCTGACTACCGGTGTGAAGATGGTTACTGTTGCTCGAAGACCATTCTAATACTATATATTGTTATGATGTTATGAAAATACACTACATATAGATTTTTATAACATTGTCACGAAGATTTTCACCTACCAATTTGCTATATTACAAGGTAGATAGGTAGGTGATTTTTATGTCTTATGGTCGTCGCATTATCTACACAGATGCGACCGAAATTACGGCAGCAAACGTGGCAGATGAGGTGCGAAAGGCGGTCATGGTACATGAAAGCAACCGTGCCGATGCTGACAAACTGAATGGGTATTTTTGTGGTAAGACCAAGATTCTGGATAAGAAGAAGGAAATCCGTGAGGAGATTAACCACAAAATCAATGAGAATCACGCACACGAAGTCACGAGATTCTATGAGGGCTATGTTTTCGGTGAACCAATCCAGTATGTTCGCCGTGAGAACTCAGCCGGTGACGAGAGTGATGACGATATCGCAGCCGGTATTAACGAGCTGAACTCGTATAATGCCATCGCTAGTAAGGCTGCGTGTGATGCCAAACTCGCTAAGTGGATTCTGAACACGGGTGTAGGCTATCGAATGACCCTGCCTAACAAGGCTTGGACTGCTGATGGTGACGAATCCCCGTTTAAGAAGTGGTCTCTTGATCCCAGACAGACCTTCGTGGTGCGGACTAACGACGTAGAACGTCGTGTAATTATGTCCGTATACTACGTTCGGCAGACCGAGAACAACGAACAGGTTTTCAGTGTTTACACTGATAAGTCCCTGTTTATTGTCCGAGAATTCGGTGGTGTGGAGGAATATCCTCATGTTCTGGGTATGAATCCTATCGTCGAGTATGCTCTGGACGAGTCTCGGCTGGGCATATTTGAAGTGGCACTCCCCTTGTTCGATGCCATCGATGAGCTACAGAGCAACCGCATGGATGATATAGTGCAGTTCGTTAATAGCTTCTTAGCCATCATGGGTGCGCAGTTGGACGAGGAGACATACCAGAAAATCAACGAGTATAAGACTCTGTGCTTGCCGGAGGGTTCCGATGCGAAGTATCTCTCCCCTGCTATGAGTCAGGGCGATGTGCAGACGTTGAAAGACGATCTGTACCAGGCTGCTCTCGTTATCTGTGGTGTGCCTAATCGAAACGGTGGCTCCAGTACAAGTGATACCGGTGCGGCTACTATTGTCCGTGACGGCTGGAGCGCTGCCGAAGGTAGAGCGAAGATTATCGAAACCAGTTTTAAGGAGGCTGAAAAGCAGTCCCTTAAACTGGATTTGAGAATCCTCCGGGATACTGTTGGTACTAGCCTTAAACTGTCTGATATCGATATCCACTTCACCCGTCGCAATTACGAGAACATTGCAAGCAAGTCTCAGGTTCTCGTGGCGATGCTGAATAACCCCCACATTCATCCCGAGCTGGCATTCCAGCACTGTGGTATGTTCGCTGATCCTGAGAGTGCTTATCTCCAGAGTAAGGCTTACTACGAGGAGCAGATGGAGAAGTGGGAGCCGGTCGAAATGAACGAGGGTGACGAGGATGTACAGGTATCTTGATTCCCTGCTTGCGAAAGCAAAGAAGAAAGTACGAACAGAGTTTAATCGGATGGGCGTTATGGGCTTCGATAGCCTTAACGTGGTGAATACCAAGAAAATCACGAAAGAAATGTTCGACAGATTGCTTGCCGATAACGAAAAAACGTATCGCAAAGCAGCCGAGGATGCTTACTCTAAGGCTAAGAAAAGAGCTGTAAATGCCGGATATCGGGTGGACGGTGACACGAAGCCCGAGGGTGTCGGTGGTGAGTGGCTGCTCGGTATTCTGTTGGCATATAACCTGGTTACTGGGTATCTGTATGACAAAGAGGCAGAGCGAAAAAGGCTCAGGCTGAATGAGCAGATCCTAACCGCCAGAGAGTACGACAGCCGTGAGATGTATAACGATGGTTTACGTCGAACGGCTAACCTCTGGTGGACACAGACCGCCCAGTACGGAATAGATGTGGTGGATAAAGCCACTATCCGTGCCTATAAGGATATGGGCGTGGATAAAGTGAAATGGGTAGCTGAACTGGATTCCAGAACGTGTACCGTGTGCCGAGAGCGCAATGGGAACGTTTACAAGCTATCCGAGGTTCCCCAGAAAACGCACTATAACTGTCGTTGCTATCTGGAACCAATTGAAATTGAGGAGTGATATAGTGCTGATTCTGGACGAGATTCGGTGTCCTGAGTGTGGCAGAAAGTTGATGGAACTTAGCGGACAGGCTCAGGTGAAATGCCCGAAATGCAAGTCCATGATCTTCGCTAACATCACTGACACTGAGCGTAAAGTTTATATTAAACCCGAGCGCCAGAAATGATAGAGCGCCAGTTATCCCAGAGATGGGCTGACTGGCGCTTTTTATTTTTACCGACAGAGAAGTCGTTAATCGCATGAATAGGCAGAGAAGCCTCTAATCGCACAATACAGGCAGAGAAGCCTTAAATCGCAAAAGGAGAGAATTATGAAATTCCAGATTGAAAACTACGAGAGCATGACCCCCGAGGAAAAGGTTGCTGCCCTGGAAGCATACGAACCCGATATGAGCGGTTTCGTATCCAAGGCCACTTTCGATAAAACCGCCTCTGATCTGGCTGCGGCTAAGAAGTCTCTGCGAGAGAAGATGAGCGAGGATGAGGCTAAGGCTGCCAAGGCTGCCGAAGAACAGGCTGCTATGATGGCTGAACTGGAAGCTCTGAGAACCGAAAAAATGGTAGCCGGTTACGTTAATTCCTATCTGACGATGGGCTATGACGATAAGCTGGCAAAGTCCACCGCCGAGGCTCTGGCTAAGGGCGATATGGATACTGTTTTTAAGAATCAGAAGATTCATGCTGAGGCCCGGGAAAAGGCTCTCCGTACCGAACTGTTGAAAGGAACTCCCACTCCTGCCGCCGGTAAGACCGATGACGGCATGACTAAGGAGAAGTATTCTAAGCTGACTCTGGCTGAAAAGGCTGAGTTTGCTGAGAAGAACCCTGATACCTACAAAGAATTTTACGGAGGTTAACAAACTATGGCTGAACTGAACCATACCCACCAGGCGTTCCCTAATTTCGTCCTGGAGACCACTATTGAAGACCAGTATAACTCTCACCTGGATCTGATGCGCTTCTGCTCCCTGGACAACTCCCTGGTCGGCGTTGCCGGTGACAAGAAGAAGATCCGAGTCTACCGGGCTACCGACGCAACCGAAGACCTGGCAATGGGTGAGGGCAACACCAAGAACATCGAAGTCCAGTATTCCGAGAAGGAATACGAGATTATGATGTCTCAGAACCGTTTCCCCTACTACGATGAGGAACTGATGCGTGATCCTCTGGTTGTTGACACCGGCGTTCGTCACATGACCACCGATATGTTCAACCATACCCAGGCTAAGATTTTCGCTGAGTTCAACAAGGCGGCTAAGACCGTTAATCTGAACGGCACTGACTACTTCGGCGCTTTCGTTGATGCTGTCGCTATGCTGCCCGGTGAAAACCAGGAGGAGCGTGAGGTCTTCGCTTTCGTTCATCCCAACGACAAGGCTGCTATCCGCAAGGCCCTGAAGGATGAACTGAAGTACGTCGAGGCTTATGTTCGTTCCGGCTACATCGGCACTGTTGCTGGTGTGAACCTGTACGTTAAGCAGGATGCCGTCGAGGGTACTATCTGCGGTGGGACTAAGAAGGCTGTCACCTTCTTCAACAAGAAGGGCGCTGAAGTCGAGCAGGAGCGTGACGCTAACACCCGTCT